TGTTCTATTTGTCTAGGGACTTTTGTAAAGATTCAATCTCTTGTTGTTCTTCTTGACAACTCTTGTAATTCTGTTGTGTCTTTAAGATTTCTAATATCATTTTAGATTGAGTTTCTAAATGAATTATGAAACCAAAGATTGTAGCAATCATGATTATGTAGAATACATCCATGACTTGGATTATCACAGGTCTAACTCTGATTGTGTTTCTAACACAACCTCACCCCTTTCTATAACTACTAATCTATTCGCCATATGTCCTTCTTGAGTCTCTTCTTTGTTGCCACCTGTATATGCGACTGCATGATTCTCATCAATCATTTGTTGGTTGATTGAGTATTCACTATTCCCTATGAATAGGTCACCCAAGATTCTTCCAAACTTTCCTTTGTCGTGTGATACTAGTTCAATTGACTCAGCGTTTTCTATAATAGTTTTAAGATGTTTCTTTGATGCTTTACCAAATTTCTTCTCTACTAAGTCTCTTGTACGGCTTTCAGGAGTATCAATACCTAACATTCTAACTCTCTGTTTCTTGTACACCATACCAAATCCTAAGTCGACATCTACATCTACTGTATCTCCATCGACAACCTTTACTACATTTACTGCATATCGGTAATTATTCTGTTCTGCCATTGTCCTCTCCTGATTTATTTTCCCAATCTAGAATTGCTTTTCTGATTGAATCTTCTGCGAGTACGGAACAGTGTAGTTTGATAGGAGGTAATTCAAGCGCATCTGCAATCTCTTTATCTTTAATGAGTTTTGCTTCGTCAATCGTTTTCCCTTTAAGTAAGTCAACGAACATTGAACTAGATGCAATTGCTGAGCCACATCCATAGGTTTTAAATTTGACATCTGTAATCACTTTATCTTCATTAAGTTTAAGTTGTAGTCTCATGACATCTCCACATGCAGGTGCCCCAGCCATACCTGTTGCAACATTAGGATCCTTCGGGTCGAAACTTCCTACTGAATACTGTTCAGGTGCGTTTAACACTGCCTCGAATCTATCAACTACTTTTTTTGAGTACATTTTCTATTTGTTCTATTCGTTTAACTAAATCTTTATATCCATCAAACTCACAAAGACCAATTGACGGATGAGAATCTTCTTCAAGGTTCTCTAATCGTTTTATAATCTGTTTAAGTTCTTCATACACATGTTTATTTATCCAAAAAAGGAGTCTAAACTTGCGACAGGTTCTACATTCCAGTTAATATGTCCTATAATGTTTCGTAATGGGTCGACAAATGATTTGTCAAACTGTAAATCGTAATCTATAAATCTATGTAAATCAAACTCTTTCGGCAATGAGTTAGTGAATGCTATTACATTCTCATTGATAGGGTTTGGCATAGTAAGGTATGAGAAATGTATCTTCTCACCATTTCTAATCGGTTCATATCGTTTAAGTAGATTCATTTCTTTGAGTCTATGATTGAACAACAATGAACCTCTGACATGAATTGGTGTGCCTTTGCCATAGATGTGTGTAGGGTCTGCATACTGAATAAGACCTTTACACCCTCTAGGGAATGCAACGTCTTCTGGAGGTAATTCTCTGAATTCTTTTCTTGCAGTTTCTACAAAGTCCCATAACTGTTGTTCATCACCACGCATTACAATTCTGATTGCTTTCTCTAATTTTCTTCTCACCCATAACGGCGTTGATGACTTTGCAGTCTCAATGCCCATAAGTTTAAGTTTAGGTTCGTCTAGTCTTACACCCTCATTATCAAATACATTTAGAATGTATCTTTTCTTTGCAGTCCAGATACCTTTGTCTGCAATTACTTCACGACCCATTTCCATTTTCTGTTGATATGCGTTGGTGTATTCTGCGAGGTCTTCGAAACCTGCATCTAATACATCTTCAATCTTAGACTCTGCCTTAGCTAAGAAATCACATATCTTGTTCTTATCTGTTTCGCCTGGCATTACTGCTTCTACAAATTTATCCATTGTTAGATAGATTGAATCAGTGTCCATTGCGATAACATAATCTTCGTTATCTGTTTTAAGTATCTTGTTTAGATATTCATTGACTATCTTCTCTGACCATTTGATAACTAACTGACCTGAGTAAGTAATTGCCTCTGCGAGATTTGGGTCAAAGAATGCGAACCATTGATTCGCCATAGAACCATAGGCAGAGTTCAATGCAATCTTTCTTACTTGTTGATTGTTGTATGCCCTCTTAATAAGAGTATCAAGTTCTGCGATTCGTTTAGGGTCTCGTTCTTTCTCTTTTTGTTTCTGATACTCAATCATCTTTTTCTTCCAAGCCTTACGTTCGTCATACATGACTTCCATAATCTCTGGAAAGAAACCTTGTTTTTCTCGTGTGAACATTACACCATTGGGTGCAACTGTAGCGTTCATCTTCTTTGCAATAGACAAGTCTACTTTCTTGTGCAACATCAAATCTACATTGACATCTTGTCTATGACCTTTAATCATTTTCTCTGGTGAGATATTCCACTGCATAATCAAATGAGGATACAATGAGTTCAAGTCGAATGACATAACCCAATTGTGACCACCAGTGATTGGTTCTTTTACATACGCACCTGCAATCTGATTAGTCTTGTTCTCATGTCTTTTCTGAGGTGGCGTTTGAACTCCTTGTTCTTTTAAGAAGTTGTAGATGATTGTTTCCCAATACTTAACCATACCGAATGTGTCGGTGTAATTACACTTGGCATCATATGCCATTGCCTGAGTTAAGTCTAAGAACCCTAGTTTGTCTTCTAGTTCTTCTACGAGAACAACATCTTTAACATTGTATTCTAAGAACTTTGGGTAGTTGTTTTTGTATAAGGTGTGTAATGAACCATACTCTGAGTAATCTAGTTTCTTCTTACCTAACTCAAAGTGAGCAATGTAATCTAGTTTGTATGATTCTTGATTGTGGAAAGTAGACTTACGATACAGTTCTAAGTAATCAACTATGTTGACACCATACAAATCAAATATCTGAGTCTTCTGATAACCATTCTGTAGAAATTCTCTACTTGAAGACATGCCCCATGGCGATAACTTCTTATGTGCATCTTCACCAAACAGTCTATCAATACGATTGCAAAGATAGGTCATATCAAATGCATCTACATTCCAACCAGTGATTATGTCAAACCACTCTGAACGCCAGTACTTGATAAACTCTGTTAGTAGATGTGCCTCGTTACGGCAGTTGAAATAGATTACATCTGATTCTGTTTCCCATTCACCTAAACCAAATACAACACAAGACTTACCGAATGGTTTGATTGAGATTGCATTGACTTTTTCTATCGCTTCGCCTGGTTCTGGAAAACCATTTTCAGACTCACACTCAATATCGAGTGTAGCGACTTTGATAACTTTTGGGTCAAATTCTATCTTGCCAGGAAACTTATCAGATATGTAAGTATAAACATATCTATCGTAACCATGCACTTCGAAGCCGTCAATACCTGAGTACTTCTCTTTGAACTTTCTTGCCCCACCCATAGAGTCAAGATTGACCACATCTAGTGGTCTGCCATCAAGTGCTTTGTAAGGCGTTGAACCCTTCTTTGAGGGAATGAAATGATTGGGACGATAAGAAACGGAAAGTTTTTGTTTCTTTCCGTTCTGATAGCCAATCGCTAATATTTTGTCACGAGTGCGACATACGTTTGTGTAAAAATCCATACTGTAAGTATACTACAGTTCTGGTTATTCTACAAGTGTTTTTCTGGTTGGATGCAATAATTCTTTTACTGCATTTAGTTTATCTTTAGCATCTGCAAGTTTGGCTACTTCCAAATCTATAGTTTGAACTATATCTGAGTGTTCGCCAATGCCTGCTGGATTTTCTTGATATACTTGGATGTTTGTAGTGTGAACTGCAATGTCACCTTCGTATTTTGCTACTAGAGCTCTTAATACATCTGCCATGTTACTTAGCGACTTTGCCCCTCTGTTGGAAGTTATTACCTGTCGCAACTTTGAAGTTGGTCTCTAGTTGAGGTTTCGCATCAAATACAGTCTGTATAAGACCTGCATTGATTGTGAATGTGTACTCTTTAGCAAATGGTATCCATGGTGCCATGTTGACTTCCATAGTTCCGTCTTTTACTTCCATTAGGCATACTTGAGCTTCACTAATGACATAATCACCATTCCACTTTCGTTCTACGAAACCTATTAGCACTTCCCCTGTGTCAAGTCTGATACATCTTACTCTACGCATTTCTTACCATTTCCTGTAATTCAACTGAACGGCGACCAACTTGGCCAAACCATTTTGAGTCTTCCATTTCTACTGCCATCTTTTCCCAGTCTTCAGATACAACACCTTTCCACATGTTATTGAATTTGCCGAAACGACTTCCACCTAAGTTGAATGTCATATTGACTAATACATGTTGAATGTTTTCAGGAAGACTGTAAAAGTCCTCTCCACCTTTTGATTCGAATACATGGATTGCTTCATCGACATGTTTGTCGAAATCTGCCTCGTAATAACGGTCAACAATATCTTGACTGACTGGAGTTCCTGCTGGTTCTCCAAACTCTGAATCATCTTCTCTAATAAGATGCCCAACACCTAGTGTTAGATACCCTAGAGAATCTTCATAGACTTCTAGTACTTCACCTTCGTGACGTTTGATTTGTTCTTTTAAAACATCTTTATTCATGATTTATTCCTTAATTAACTATCTTCTGTAGCGCCAGTGAAATCTGGATCCTTCAGTTCGTCAAATGTAAAGCCTTCGCTTACTTTTGATGATTGAAATGTATCCTTATCACCTTCTTCACAATTAAAGTAATAAACTACTTTAACTTCCGGGTCGCCTTCCATTTTATGAAACTTTAGATTTATTCTTGCCATCTTTTTTATCCTCTTCTCTTTTGATTTGTTCTTGGATTAATTCTACTAGAATGTCACCCATGAGTGTGTTTAATTCACTATTATTTAGTAATTCCTGAATGTTATCCTCCGTGCCTTCTACATCTTCCGGCACTCTTCTTATGGTTCGTTTGAAGTTCATTTGAGGTTTGCCGTTTTCGAATTGAACATCACCAAACTGAAACACTAAACCCTTCCACTCACCAGACAACAGTTCTATACCAGCATCGGCTTCATGAGGGTTCTCTACAACTTGATAAACTTCTTTAAAAAGCATTGTCCATTCTCCTTGCGAATTCTTTGTAATAACCTTCTTCTGTTAGATGTACTTCTGCATAGTTATTTCTATACTCTTCTAGCTTCGCTTCTCTAAATGAGTCGTCTCTTAACTCTAAAGACTTCTCTAAGAACTCTTCAAAAGTATAACATCTCTGCCACTTATTTATTCTGTATGTATTGTTACAATCGTAATTTCTCCATACTAGTGGTACGATACCAATTGCAAGTGCCTCTACATATCTAGATGTTGTTGCAGTTTCATCTAACCAGTTGAAACATAATGTTTCTCTACAACCCTCTAAGAGAGGATAAAGAACTTTCCAATCTTTAATCCATTTAGACTTTCTCTCTACACCAGATGGCATACCACCAATAAGTTGGCATGAAAGGTCACTACGATAAATTTGGCGAATTGTCTTCTCTCTATCGTGGCCATGTTTCATACGACCCCAATATCCAAAGT